AGCGGGCCGTCGCCGTGTGCGTCGGGGTGCCCGCCGTGTCGATCGTGCGCGAGATCGTGAACGTGTCCCCGCCGTTGAGCACGAGGGAGCCGAGGCTCTTGAGGTTGGTCTGCATCGCGGGCCGAGTCGAGCCCGCCACAATGCCGCCAAACGTGACCACACGCGGACCCCACCACGGGGTCGCGGCGATGGCGCCCGTGCGGCCGGGCACCGAGTAGTCGTCCTGGCGCAGCGGCGGGATGCCGATGTTGCCGTCAATGACCTGGAGGTGCGTGAGGAATGTGGTGACGTCGGTTGCGCCGATCTTGTAGGTCTCAGCCATTCACGCCTGCCAGGAAGGCCGCGCGACGAAGCGCACGGGGAAGGGATGTCTCGGCACGCTCACCCGCGACACTCGTCACGTTGATGGTGCCAATGGAAAAGCCACCGGCTCGGCCGCTGCCCGTGGGGGACATGCCCGCGAGGGGGTTGATGCCGCGGTTCAGCTGCGAGAACAGTCCCGCGCCGAACTTGTCTACTGCCGACTTTCGCACGACGAACTCGCCAGGGGTGAGCATGGCCGGCACCGTGTCCGACCCGCGCGGCACCCCAAAACCTCGGCCAGCAATACGGCCGCCGTCAGCCTCAAAGAACGCCTGCTTATTGGAACCCGTGAAGCGATACTCCGTGGTCACCGTAATGTTCTTCGACTTGAGTGAATCCAACTTGATCTGCAAGTTGGTGACGTCCACACCGGCGTCGGCCAGATCGTTGATCAGCGCTTGGAACGGCTCAAGCAGCAGAGCCCGTGTGGCAGGGTCCATCTTGGCGTTCTTGAACGCACCCTCCAAGCTGCTAAGTCCTTGGCTAGCGATTGCCGCCTGACTTGCCACACCATCGACGCTTTCGGCGTAAGACGCCGTGCGCTCGATTAGTCCCTTGAGAGTGTCAAAGTTTTCCTGGCCCTTTTCGCCAAAGATGTTGACCGGGGTGTTGGTCCTCTTGAAGGCGCCGCCGACCTCGTCAATGGCTTGCCGGAACGCGATGACCTGGTCAGTTTTAGCGATGGCTGCCGCGAACAGGTCAAACTTCTCAGCTGCATCCGCGGCTTCGTCACCTGACTGGGTGACCTCATTGCCGAGGTCGTCAACGTAGGTGACTGAGCCCTTGGCTGCATCGCCAGTCCTGACAACCGCGTCACGGTAATCCGCGTGACTCTCAGCGGCAGACTTGGTGATGACGCCCTGGTCTTCAAGGTAGTCGCGCAGGTCGCTGACTGCACCGAGGGCGCCACCGTTGGCAAACGCTAGGTCAAGGAACCCACCGACAAACTTCTCGACCTGGCCGGTAGCGTCCTGGGTGCTGCCCTCAAAGACGCCCAACTGCTTGGCGCCCTCGCCAGCCAAGAAGACCAGGTCGCCAAAGCCCTTGACTGCGGAGCCGACCTGATTGCCAAGCGCCTGAACGACTGGCTCTAAGTCCTTGATCGAGTCGGCAAGGTCGTCCGTTCCCTGAGCGCCGCCCTCAAGGCCCTCAATGAAGCCCGTGCCAAGAGACTCCTGCAACTCGCCCAGCGCGACGCCGAGGCGGTTGATGCGTCCCTGGAAGGTATCGGCAGCCCGCGCGGCCTGGCCCTGGAAAGTCTGTTGCAGCTCGCGCGTGATCGCGTTGAGATCCTTGGACTTGACTGCCGCCTCGGACAGGGGGACGCCAAGGCGGCGAAGGGCAGTGACCTGCCCGTTGGCTGCCTTGCCCAACGCCATCGTCACGCTGCTGAGATCACGCCCGCTACCGGCACTGATGTCCAGCGCGAGGGACAGGAGCCCCTGAGCCTTGGCTGCGTCTTGGGTGGCGTTGACCAAGGTGATCATGGCCGGACGGAGTTGATCGTCGGCGATGCCGGTCGCCCGCGCCATGCGATCTATCCCGGCCTCGACGCTGTCTAGGGCGAGGCTCTCGCCGGCGTTGTCGAGTGCCTGGGACAGGCGCGCGACAGCCTGCTCTTCAGCGGCCGCAGCCTTGACCGCGTCAACACCGAGCTTTACTGCGAAGGCGGCGGCAGCCGCGCCAGCAAGCGCAAGGCTCGGCGTGAGCTGCTTGCGAAAACCGCCAGCCAGCTGCGCGATGGGGCCTTGCGTCTTCTTGGCCTGGATGCCAGCACGTTGCAAATCACGCTGAAGGCGCTTCAAGTCCTTGTCGTTGTAGCTGGTGCCTACGACAACTTGGATGCCCTTGCCTGACCCTTGTGTCAGCGCCATGAAGGCAACCTCCTGTTGACCTCGTCAACTGCACGGTCACATGCAGCCTGGATGCGGCGCAGCGCCTCTGGGTATTGAGTGACGATGGCGCGACCAACGATTCGTCCACGACGTGGACGCCTGCCCGATACCGTGAGGGCGGGCAACTGGTTGATAAAGGCTTGCCCGCTTGTGCTCTTGATCTTGCCTTCTTTGCCAGCCGATTCGTAGATTGCAGCGGCAGTGCCGACCATTGTCACAATGACGTCTGTTCCGCGCCTGCTCGATGTCGCTGATGCTGGTTCCCAAGCAGGCCAGCCAGCGCCACCCCGGCCGCCGCTGCGTGAGCGTGGCTTGCCAGGGGTCACAGGCGGGGACGTTCTCCATCCGCGCATCGGCGGAGAGGTGGGCGAAGCGTTCTTGATGTAGGCAGCGAGGTCATTACCGACTTCGGAAATCTGTCTCTTGATTTGCTTTGCCGTTTCTGGCTCCATAGTGCGCAGCGCTCGGATGGCTTGATCTCCGCCGACGATGCGAACGCTCAACTCGGTCACGTCAGCTCCTCCGGCTTTCTCGCGCGCGCCATGCCAGATATTTGGACATGGTGAAAATCATGCGGTCTGACTCGGCCAGGACGGCGGACGGCGCTAGGCCGTACTCGTAGGCCAAGTGGACGATCAGCCAGTGGGCGTTGTCGTCCCCTCCAAAGGGACGATCTTGCCCTGACCGATCTCTACGTTGTCCACAGATTCAAGCCAGGCATCGAATGTGGCACTGGTCTTGCTTGTGCGCATGAGTGAGTGCCACGCGAGCCAGCAGGCGTCGGTGAGGCGGAAGTCGTCGGCGAGGCGGGCGATGGAGCGGTCGTGTGTCTGCTCAAAGGCCACCTGGTCGGCGACGGAGGCCGTAGCCTCCGCCGCCGTGCCGTCGGCGTAGGTGATGGTGAAGTTGATGCGCAAGGGATTCTCCTAGGCCTAAAACGTGCCAGCGGTGGAGCGGCTGATTTCGCCGACGGCGGGCCACGTCACATCGAATGTGGTGAGGTCGCCGACCTGGCCCGAAACCGGAGTCTGTTGCGAAACCAGGCAGGGAATGGTGTACAGCGGGGCAGTAGACGTAGCGGTTCCCTGGGTGCTGCTGGTGCCCGCCAGGATGACGACGCTGGTAGTTCCGCCGAAAACTCCACTTAGGGTGTCGGCGACCTTGCCGGAAGCGTAGTTCTGGTGGAAGGACAGGGTGACGGATGCGTCCTTCAGTCCCGCGATGCGGCTGCGAGCATTCTGCCCAAACGCCGTAGTCTCGATCTCGTCAACGGTCTCAGTGACCTCGACACTTGCCATGTCTGTGGTGAGCTCGGTGCTGCCGACCTTCACCCGAAGATTCTTGCCAATGAACTTTGCCATTCTGCTTACTCCTTAGCCGGCGGCAATGACGGTGACCGAGAACTCGGCCGTGTGGTAGGTGACGTCCCCAATGGCTAGAGAGCCTTGGCTAGTCATTTCTGTGACTCGGCAGTCCAAGGCTTTGCCCCCGAGGGAGCGGTCGCCTTCGATTGCCGCCTTGACTGAACGGCTGCCGCTTGACTCGCAGTAGCCGTCCAGCGTGGTCTGTGATGCCCGGTCAGCGACGCGGCCGACAATGAGCATGATCGTGAATGAGTATTCGTCCGACCCGCGCCCGAAGGCCTGGTCGTAAGTGATGCGGCCCGGCATCACGACCGCGACCGGGGGTTGCGGATTGTCAGGAATGTAGGCCGAGGACCGCAGGCCGGTGATGGTGGCGAGCCGGTTGGCGAGCCCGGTGCGTAGGTCGGTGAGCGCGGTC